GCTGTCGCTCTTGGAATTTTTGCCACCCCCCTAATTCTTTGGGCGGAACTTTATTATGCCTATGGAGAGGTACTACACTTATCCCATATTCTGCATAAGCCAGAGCTAAGTCCAACGCAGAGTCTTGCGCTGTTACTTGTAAATTGAACACTCTTAACTTTCACTTGTTTCTTCAATAGGACCAAAAATGGATTCAAAATCTAACTTACCGCCAGAAGCTTTAATAATTTTTTTTGCCTGTTTAATAGAGGGTTGTCTAAGACCATACCTCCATGCTTTAGTTGACGCTGCTGAACAATCAAACAGCTCCGCAGCTGGCTCCGTGCCAATAAATTCTATATACTTCTTTAAAGTTATTCTTTGCACTTCTCTCTCCTTATATTGTGGTTCTAGATTTTTCTTCTTAAATGATTTAAGCTCTTCTTCGGTAAGACTTTTTAACCGCCATAGGTAGTTTACCTTCCATTGATTTCGGTCTACTTCTCTCATTTTACATTCCGTTAAAAAATTAATGTTCACACATTGTAATTCATATTAAAATAAATTAAAATAGTATTTTTAAATAAAACGGAGAAGATAAATGTCTGACATTTTAAGCAGAATAAAAAGTCCTAGCGACTTGGTAGAAAATCAAGGGGCTAAGATTTTAATGTATGGTGCAGCTGGAGCTGGTAAAACAACTTCACTTGCAACCTCACCTGGAAAAACTTTAATTATTAGTATGGAAGCTGGTTTGTTGTCTATTAAAGACGCGGCCAATGTTACCGCTATTGAAGTTAAAGAAGCCTCAGAAATTGAAGAGATTGCTGAAATGCTAGAGAATGGCAAACTTGACTACGATACTATCTGTTTAGATAGTGTAACTGAGATGTCTGAACTTTTACTAGCACAAGAAAAAGCAAGGTCTAAAGATCCTCGACAGGCTTATGGAGAGGTAATCACAGTAATGACAAGAACGATGCGAAGATTTAGAGATCTTAAAATGCACGTTATTTTTGTTGCTAAAGAAGACAAGCTTCGAGACGAAGCAACAGGTATGTTTCATTATCAACCAATGATGGTTGGCGCTAAACTACCTACCCAAATTCCTTACTTCTTTGATGAAGTGTTATGTCTTAGGACATTCACCGAAGAAAATGATGAGGGGAAGAAAGTGACCAATCGATGGTTGCAAACAGTTCTTGGGGATAATTACATCGCCAAGGATAGGAGTGGCAAGCTAGATTCTTTTGAAGAGCCTAACTTGACATATATTATTAATAAACTTGGATTTTCAAAAGGAGAAAAATAATGAGCGATTTTGCAGACGTCAAGTTTGATTTTGAATCTGGTGGTAGTGGTGAATCCACTATTCCAGAAGGGGACTATTTAACAGAGATAAGCAAATGCGAGAAGACTACTTCTAGCAATGGCAACGACTATCTTGCGTTAGAAGTCAAAGTATGTGGTGAAAAATACAAAGGCTGGATTGCTAGAGACAATCTAAACCTTTGGTACAAAAATAGCGACGCTGAAAAGCAAGAAATGGTTAGAGAGATAGCCTCTAGGAAATTCTCTGGCTTGGTCAAAGCGTTAGGCAGAAAAGACAACCCACCCGCTAATGGTGGCGAACTGGTTGGTAACAAAGTGATTTGTACTTTTGGCATTGAGAAAAGTAAAAATCCTGACTATCCCGACGATAAAAACAATATCAAGGGTTTTAAGCCGTTGGAAAAGATGTCGCCTAGACAAGCAGACGACACCCCAGCTTGGGTAACAGAAGGAACTTCTGAAGCCAAAGCTCCAGCTAAACCAAGCTTGTAATTGTTAGGCTTTGCTAGGAAGCCTTAAAGGTATTATCTCCCCCCATTTAGATAGTATGTACCTACCTAGCACTTTTTTAGACAGGGGCCTTAATAAGAGTTATCCCTTAGTGTCTGGTCCTGTAAAGTGTCTTGAGAGCGCAGGCATTGTCGAAAAGCGCTCTACCTTTTAATGAATGGTTAGACTGATATGGTGAGCAGGATCTATTTCACTAACATCTAAAATTTTTCCAAACGTATAATCGGAACTTTCTTCCATAGAACGAAGCAAAGCAAATAGCTCTGCGGTATCAGAGTTTCTGGCCTGTAAAACAACCATATGAAGGTTGCTGTCTATCTCATAGACGCACAGATATTGAGGAATGTTAGGAAATAACATACCTATAATCCTAGCATAATTTTTATTGATCGTTGACGTACAAAGCAATCATTGCATAGTGAATGATTTTAAGAAGCTCTTTTTTCTTATCGTCTTTTTTGCCATAGCGCATGGCGTACTTCATTATATTGCCAATACAAAACCCTTCGCCAAAACCAGCATCTACAATCATATCTGTTGCCTGGTACTTGCCCTTGGCATAGTGCTGATCGTAGGTGCTGTCTATATAATCTTTTAGCTCAGCAAGAGATACATCTTCTCTAAATTTGTAAGCTGGCACGATTATAAAGTTAAGGTAACAATATTCGGCGAGTTATAAACAGATAGATGGCCGCCTTCTGAGTGATTTTTGTACAGCTCCAAGAAGCCTTCCATTTTTTCCCAGCCAAGATTCATTTGTTCTTCTGAAATGATAAATACTTTAGATGCGTATGGGTAGACCTTCTCTTGCGCTACAAAGACAAACTCATCTAATTTAAAGCCAGCTTTCTCCATACCTCTACGATACCAAGCGGCTTGCATGTCGTAGCCATATTTTTTAACTGAATAAGCAAACTCTACTGGATCACATGATTGGGTGGTTTTATAGTCCACTACACATATAGCGTTGTCTGGGTATGGGCTTTGGACTGGCGGACAGATAACATCTGGTCGGCATTTACAAAGAACCTCGCCTTCATACCAATAGAAACTAGCCTCTGCTACCTTACCTTCAGCGTTAAGGTAGACGTTGCCCTCATCAATCATATGTTCTTTCATACCCTTGATTGCTGTCATTTCAGCTTCTTTAATAACTGTTAGGCCGCGCTCCTCATACTCTTTTTTCAGTTCTTTGTTGGCATTGGTATAGGGAGATCCCATTACAACTGCTACTGTTTGGTTGAAAGCTTCCTCACCTTCTACTAGCAAAGCGTGAGCAGCTGTACCAAAGTTCATTGCAGGAGTTGTCTCTTGGACTCTCTCCACCGCATGCAGTTGCGATTTGCCAAAGGCTCTAATCTTACTGCTACTAATACCAACACCCGCATGGTAAACAGGGTTGGGTATATCTGAGAACACCAGGGTGTCGCCCTTTTGCTCAGACTCAAATTCTTTTAGTTCTTCTATTATCATATTCATACTCCAAAATCATCGTTTGCACGACACTATCATTAAGCATTGGCTGAGGCCAATACCGCAACTTGTTGTATAAGTTTAGCATGTTGCCTTCAAAAGACAGTTGCTTGTTATACATAGGGTTTCCTATTGAATCCCAAAAATCTTCTATTTGTTCTAAGGTATCTCTGCCACCGCCAACATATTTTAATTCTGCTTCTGTATAGTCATAGGGTATAAACATAAAATCTCCGGTCTCTTTCCTAAATGGGTAACAACGTGTTGGCTTACCTATCTGCATTTTTCTTTATAGGCCAAGGTTTTTTTAATTTGTATTCTTCGTATGTCATGCCTTCTATTTCTTCGCCACCCATAATTTTAAAAGAACATTCTCTAAAAATTTCCCAGTCAATGTCATTTGAAATTGCAAGGTTGTATGTGATAACAATTGATTTACTTAGCATTTCTAATATGATTGACGATATTGGGGAACTTGCCCGAATAATCGACTTTAATTAAATCTGGTTTATTGACTTCTGTTTGTCTAAACAAAGCCTCGTCTACTGTAGAGGGTGGAGATCTTCGCAAGCTGTCGCCACTTACCATTTTGTTCCACCAAGCTACAGCTTTCTCTCTTGCATAACCCGAATGCTCAAAGCAGATGTACTCACTAATAATCTTATTGGGTGTCTTGTAGCTGACCTTGAGTACAGGTAAAGGCTTGCCTTGTTTCTGATGATTACCAAACCACATGTTGATAACCTTAGTATCGTAGCGTTCTTTCTTAGCTGTCTTAGAAATAATATCTAACTTAGATGCAACCAGCTCTAACTCTAGCTTACGCATAGGATAGATATAGCCACAATCAGGGCAAGTAGTTACAGCTTTAGGTACATATGATTGGCATTCTGGACAGCTCTTAACCAAAGCCTCCCCTGTCTTCTTGCGTTTGCCTTTTTGGTTGGGCGCTATTTGATTGATAGGGCCATGACGTTCAATATTCTTGGCAAAGTCTAAAATCAAACAATCTTTCTTGCCCTCTGCTATACGCATACCCCTACCCATCATTTGCACATATAAGCCTGGTGAATGTGTAGGTCGCAGCATTATAATTAAATCTGTATTTGGAGCATCAAAACCTGTTGTTAGCACATCGCAATTAACCAAAGCTCTAATCTTGCCAGCTTTATAATCTGTTATTAGCTGATCTCTTTCGTTTTGATTTGTATCTCCTGTTACCACGCGAGAGGTTATATTGTTGGCATTTAAAATACCGCTGACCATTTCCGCATGATTGATACCAGCACAAAAGATTAACCATTGTTTTCTGTTTGCGCCTTTGATTAAAACTTCTTGCATGGCTTTGTTGGTTCGGCCGCTATCGTTCATCTTGGCCTGCAAGTCTGTTTGAATAAACTCACCCCCTCTCAAACCTATATCATCAATCTCGTACTCAGTATCCATACACTTAGTTACTAGAGGTGATAAGTAGCCGTCATCAATCAACCGAATAAAGTTATCACCGCTCCCAAAGTCTATTGCGACATCATCAAAGATAGATCCCTCGCCTTCAGTTAACATGCCAGAGTTAAGTCTGTATGGAGTAGCAGTAAATCCAACCACACGTAAATTTGGGTTGCGTTCTTTAAGGGCGACAACGAGGGAGCGGTACATTCCCTCGCCGTCTTTTGGAACAAGATGCGCTTCATCAATAGCGAGGAGATCGAATAAGGGCAGTTGATCCACCTTGTTCCAAACTGATTGGAGCTGAGCATAGATAATATCGTTATCTGTATCTCGACTCTTTAAGCTGTTGCCATACAAACCTATATCTCCATACGGCCAAGCGTCTTGTAGTTTTTCATAATTTTGAAAAAGTATTTCTTTAACGTGCGAAACAATTAAAGTTTTTTGTTTCTTTTGCTCGTTCATATGCAGCACAAAGTCTGCAATCACATGAGATTTACCAGAGCCTGTTGGCATGACAACCAAAGGATTGCCGTCTTCTATAGCAATATAATTTTCTAAAGCATCTAAAGCTTCTTGTTGGTAATCTCTTAACGGCATCTATTCTTCATTTTTAAAATCAGTTTTTATTTCTTTGCCGCTCGCATATTTTATTTTTCTAAAATGTTCTCCAGCACCTTTTTGATACTCATACCAAACTATCTTTTTATCATCTTCTTCGGTTTGAAGTTTCTTTCTTTGTTTCTCTACACTTTTTTTATACTGAGTCATTTTCTCTTGATCCCCCTGGTAATTGCTCAACGTCAAACCAACCGCACGGATAATTTACACCTCTCATTTGCCTTGACCTCGATATTTTTTACGCGTCTTGCGTTTGTTAGTTCCAGCGCCTCGGCTCAGCCTTGAGTCGCCAATAGATGTTTTCTTTTTAATACTTTGTATTTTTTCTTTAATCCAAGTCTTTG